TTACTACCAATGTGATCACCGAGATAGGCAGGAGGCTAATATGATAGAACATACATTTATAGTAAAAAATAACGGAATAAGTAAAATACGAAAAATATCTTTGCCGAAAGATGTTCCCGACAAGGTTATTAGAAAGGTTGCGGAATGGCAGAAGAAAACCTTAAAGCTGAACTGAGGCACGTTGGTAAGCATTTTGAGTTAAAAGAGTTTTTTCAGGATCTTAAAGTTATTAAGCCTGAGAAGCCTGTTGGTTTTGTAGAGTGGGTACAAAAGTATACCTTTCTTAAGGGTAAGCCATTTTCATTTGATAAGCATGAGTATCAAAAGGAAATATTACAAGATACTCACCCATTGCAGTGTATTAAGAAATCCGTACAGATTGGCATATCCGAAACGCTGATTAGGAAGTTTCTAGCATTTATGGCAATGAACCAGGGAACCCAGGGGATATATACCTTTCCGACTTCCGAGGATATGAGGAACTTTGTTAAGACAAGGTTTGACGCGGTAATTAAAGACTGCGCTAAAATAGATGAGCTGGGTTTTAATGTTGACAATGTTAAGGTAAAACAGATTGGTACAAGCTACGCCCATTTTAGAGGAAGCTTTGGTGAAAAAGAAACATTGTCTATTCCGAGCGATTTTAATGTCCACGACGAGATATGCTTCAGTAAACCAAATATACAAAATCTCTATCGGTCAAGATTAGAACATTCCGCTTTTAAATGGGAAATTAATTGTTCTACCCCGACCATTCCCCAGTATGCAATAGATGAGATGTTTGAGGAAAGCGATCAGTGCCATTGGCATGTGCGATGCCCCGCTTGCAATTTTTGGCAGGTTATGACATGGTTGCCGGAAAAAGGTAAAGTAGATCAGAACAGTATACGGATAAAAGGAAATTTGTCCGCGCATATAGATAAATTTGACCAGAAGTTAGAATATATCTTTGTATGTAAAAAGTGCGCTAAACCCATATATTATAATCCGGATACCGTAAAGATGGAATGGATAACAAAATATCCTGATAGAACAAAAGTAAGGGGCTATTTTTTAAATGCTCTTGTAGGATGGGGATATAAGACCGCAGGTTCTATCATAGCTAGCTTTTATGGTTATAAAGAGATAGATAAGGCCTATAATCGAATTTTAGGCCTTGCTTATTCTGATCCAGGAAGAAAACTATCAAGAGATAATATCCTTAAATGCGTAAACAGAGATATGGAGTTACAATTTGTAGGAAGAAATTGTTTCTTAGCGGCAGATCAGGGTTCTCCGTCATGGGTCATTATTGGTGAATACGATAATATAAAGGATAAAATTAAGGTTCTTTATTTTGAGAAAGTAGAAAATAATTTATTTGACCATGTGGGGAAGGGCGGCACTGTTGAGAAGGGCAGGATAAGCGAACTTATGGAAAAGTTTGATGTATTGTCTGCTGTAATAGATGCTCAGCCGAATACTGAGAGCGCTCATGCTTTTGCCAAACAACATCCAGGCAAGGTATGGCTATGTTTTTATTCAGATAAACAAATGGCTAAATATAATTGGAAACCTGATGATTTTGTAGTAGTGGCTAACAGAACAAGGACATTGGACTACAGTGTGAAATTCTGGATTGACAAGAAAGTAGAAATTTTTCCCCAAGATAATTATAATTATGAAATATATGAGGTAATGATTAAACACTTAACTTCAATGACTAAGGTTATTGATGAAAACGAAGATGGGACCAGGACCGCGCGATGGACAGGCCCACAAGATACTCACTTTGCGCATGTATGGAATTATTTATGTATGGCAACAGAGGCAGACAGTAATATAGTTACAAGAATAATCTCCCCAGGACTTTCGGGTTTTAGTATGAATAAATAAAAATAATCATTAATTTTATAATAATACTTGACATAGTTAGAATAAAATGCTATATTTTAAGTAGATAAAATAATTATATTTTACTTAAAGGGACAATCCTAAACAATTAACAATAAACATGTTGATGTTTGGGATTTTTTTTATTATGGTAACTAAAACAAAAAAGAGCCCTACTAAAAGAGTTACACGCGCACGTTCCCTCAAGAGAAACCCAGGGACTACCGTTGATAGGGAACTTCTTGCTGCCGGAAGACAAACTCGTTTTCCCGGGAGCAACTTTTTTTTAGGGAATACTTTTCTTTCCAGGCGTTATCAAGAAACCCACACAATAGATCTTACTCAATATGCGACTCTCTCCGCGGATAAACTTTTAGATGTTCTTATAGATTCCAATCCGGATGTTTCCCAGGCCTTGTATAGTTTTTTAAGGATGTGTAATTCTGGCCATAGTATAAAAGTTACAGGACTTGATGGGAAGAAAGATGATACTGGCCAGAGCATTATGGATAATTGGATTAAGAAACTTAATTTTCAGCAAAATAATTATGGATTCAAAGAAGATAGGTCCATAAACTCTTTAATAAATAAGATGCACATGTCATTTTTTGTAAAAGGCGCAGCTAGTTTAGAAATAGCTTTAACTCAGGTGCTTGAACCGTCTTTTATCGCGCCGATTAATCCTACATCAATATATTTTAAAGAAAAGGATGATGAACTTATCCCATATCAGAATCAGCCTACTGGCGATAGAAAAAAAGGGAAGTGGGAGGGCAATTACAAGGAGATTAATACGCCTAGCTTTTTCTATCAGCCGTTTGATGCAAGGCTGGATGATGTTTATGGAGTCTGCCCCATACTTCCCGCTCTTCAAATAATATTTTTCCAAATGCAAATATTACAGGATTTACAACTTGTAGTTCATAAGGCCGGTATGCCCAGAGTAGATGTAGAATTATTGGAAGAGATATTAATTAAGAACGCGCCTCCGGCAATAAGGAATGATGCAAAGAAACTTACTGCGTGGCTGAACGCGAGAAAATCAGCAATAGAAACTGAATATACTAATATAAAGCCCGATGACGCCGCGATACATTTTGATTCCGTGAAACTTAAATATCTTGAAGCGCAGAAAGGCGTAGGTTCTTTTGACGCAAGAGCATTGATAGAGGTAGTAGATGCGCAGGTTATAGCTTCTCTAAAGAGCCTTTCAACTCTAATGGGTAGGAAGACGGGGAGAACAGAAACATACGCTTCGGCTGAGGTATTGCTCTATATAAAAGGTGTTGAGGCTATACAGCAGATAAGCGGGCAACTGATGTCTAGGGCACTGACTTTTTGTCTTAATATGTTCGGCCATCAGGGATATGTGGCTTTTGAATACTTGCCGATCGAACTGAGAAGCAAGACAGAAATAGCTCAATGGGAAGCCATAAAAATACATAACCATCTTATATATATTGCTTTAGGAATGGAAAGTTTTAACGATGGCTGTATTGGATTGACTGGCCATGCGCCCACAGGAGATGCGGTTAAAGATAAAGAATTAAGAGATTTGATACTTGCTCTTCTAAAAGCTAAATCTCCCACCGTAGACAGGCCTAGCAACAACGATAATGGCGGTGATAGAGATAATAGTTTTCATACAGCAGAGGACTTGCTCGAAAGGATAAACGGAAATGGCCGCTAATAAAAAAGATGTTATATCAAGAATAAAGAAAAAAATGGCAAGAGAAAAAGAGGAAAAAGACCTTAAAAAGTCCTTATCCACGGAGATGAAAACATGACAGGCTATTGCGTAAAGTGTAAGAGCAAAGTAGAAATTAAAGATGGCCAAAAGGTTGCTAGCGCCCATAATCGTTTTATGTTTAAGGGTGTCTGCTCAACATGCAACACTACTGTTTGTCGCTTTTTAGCTAAAGAAAAAAAGGAGAGCAAAGAAAATGGATAATAAATACAGACCCACCGAACAAGAGTTGGAGCTTATTAACAGTAAGTTTGCGAAAGAGGATTATAAGTCAGTTGACGACTTATACGTGTTCCCATCAATGATAGTCGATAACCAGATGACCGCTTATTATACAAAGATACATCCGGACTTCTTGAAACAATGCGTTAAGGATCTAGCTAATGGCGTTGCATTTTTGGTAGGCCACGATAAAGATAAACTCCCCATGGCCAAATCGTTTAAAGGTACAAGCACTAATGAAGGCGAAGTAATGGAGGTCTTTGCAAAGTTTTTTATGCAAAAAGATTTAGATGTTAATGGGATAAATACAGACGATTTCATGAAGGCTTACAAGGGTGGCACTATTGAAGATGTTTCGATAGGCTTTGCAGCAAAGAGTTGGATATGTAGTATTTGCGAAAATGATATTAGATCTGGCGAATGCAAACATTGGCCAGGCTTAAGATATAATGATAAAGACGAAGAAGTAAAAAAGGGTGGAACGCAATGTTTTGCATGGGTTAAGGATCCCGCAGGACCGACAGGTGAGGCATTACTTGAAGTAAGCGCGTGCTATAAAGGCGCTGTGCCTAATGCAAAGTTAAAGAAACCAGAAGAAACGCCACAATTCACTATCGAGCTCGCAGCGGGCAAAAACTTGAAGGAAATGCCATTAGACGCCCCTATTGCAGTGAATTTCAGTATTCCTATTAGCGAAGAATATGAAAGAGGTAAGGGCAAAGGTAAGGGTGGCGAAAAACAGGGCGATGGCGGGGCGAAGTATTGCAAATGCCCTAAGTGCGGTTATACCGTAGATCACGCAAAAGGTAAGCCTTGTCAGGAAATTCCTTGCGCAAAGTGTGGCGCTAAGATGGTAGGAACAGATAAAAAGAACAGTATGGAGTTTCTGGGTTACGACAAATTGGTAGCAAGCAGATATAAAGATGAAGGAAAAGTATTAATTGATATGGAACAAATTCAGAATTTGGGTGAATATAATAAAAATGCTTTATCTCTAGTAGACGCTGATAAAAATAATAGAGATTATAAAGAAGATTGCATAAGTGATTATTTAGATGAAAAATCTTATGAGCAAAAAATAGTAGAACAAAGTTATTCTTATTTTAAATTAGCATTAATATCTAAAGCCGTCAAAGAGTATCAGAAACAAAATGGTTGGTCATGCGATGATACTTTAAATATAGATAAATATACTGACAAAAGAACAAGACCAGTTTATAGCAAATTGCCAACCTCAAGAAAAGCAAATGAGGAATTATTAATAGATGGTTTTTATTGTTTAGGAAAAGACAATAATAAAATAGTTGTTGGTATTAGGCCTTATATGTTTAGCTTCGGTGTGACTATTTATGCCAATAAAAATTCTGGGGATTTAGTTGATAAATTTGTTGAGGGATATGAAAACTATGCCAAAGATAATAATTTCTTAAGGGGTGAAAAAATAACACCTCAAGGAAAGTTTTTATCTATCCCAGAAACATTATTTTCTGATATTAAATTAAAGGACGATGAAAAACAGGCAATAAAAGTTGGTATATTTGAATTTTTTAAGAAAAAAGAAATATATTCAAAAAATAAAATACCTTTTAAAAGAGGTTTGATTTTTGCGGGTGAACCTGGAACTGGCAAAACAATGGTAGGCAAAGCTCTAATGAATGAAACTAAAAATACTTTTATTTGGGTGACAGCAAAAGATTTATTAACTTATTATGGTGGTATTGATCCAGCAGCTTTCGGCAGATTGTTATCAATGGCACAGGAATTAGCCCCATCTGTTTTATTTGCGGAAGATGTAGACGATTATTTAGCTGCAAAATCTAGCGTAGATACAATTAAGACACAAATGGATGGTTTAGATTCTATGGATGGTGTTGTTACTGTTCTTTGTACAAATTATCCAGAAGATATACCAAATTCCTTAATAGATAGACCTAGCAGATTTGATGATATTGTTATTTTTGGTTTACCTGATGTTGGATTGAGATATGAAATATTAGATGTTAATTTACAGGGTGTATCAATAAAAAATAGAGACGAAGTTTTAAAGAAAATATCTGAAAATTCTGAAGGTTTAACAGGAGCCCACTTGAAAGAAGTTGCTTTATACGCAATGTTGTTAGCTTCAGATGGCGATAAAGAGGAAGCTACTGAAAGTGATTTTATTAAAGCTTTGGATAAAGTTAAAAAGGCAAGAGAATTAGTAGCAAAATTAAGAGATCAAAAGAAATTAAAAAATTTAAACTATGAGACAACTGCCCAAGAAAACAAAGAACTACAAGCAAAGGTTGAGACATCTGACACCAATAGCAAGGTTGCTGTGGGTAAGGTTACAAAGCTTGAAAAAGACAATGAGGAATTAGTCGAAAAGTTGAAAAAAACAGAGGAAGCTAATCTTAAGCTTCAAAAAGAAAAACAGGATCTAGAACCCAAAGCAAAGGAGGGTGAAGAATATAGAAAAGATATAGCAAAGGAAATACTTGAATTGGGCGTTAAGCTAAATGGTAACGCCTTTGATAAGGGAGCACATGAAAAAACCCTTAAAGATATGTCGTTAGAGGATATGAAAAAAATGAAGGTTCAGTTATGGACTCAGCTTTGTGATAAATTGCCCGCGGTAAAGAACGCCCTTGGGCCAGAGGCTAGTTTATCAAATAAAAAGCAAGAAAGTGTCCCTGACTCAGCGTTCAAAGTAAATTAACGAAAAAATAAGAGAGGAAGGAGGAAAAGAACATGGCTAGAGGTTTGATAACAAGGAGTGTTCAGTTCGAAGAAATTGATGCTCATTTTACTACCTATTTAAACGACACTGGAACGGCCTTAACAGCTAGTGATCTTGGCAAGGTTGTAGTTTTAATTGCCAATGGAATGGTTGGCTTGGGTTGGGATGGTGGCCGTATTGTGGGAATATTAAGTGCAGTAAAAGGTGACGGACATGTAACTGTTCAGGATGGCGGTTACAAAGAAGAGGTTCCTTATTCTACCTTAGTTGTTGTAGGTGATAGGGTTGTATCAAATGGTTCTGGATCCATAAAACCAGTAGGTTCTTCTGCTGTTATTGGAGACCATGAGGTTGTAAGTGTAAACACGACCGATGAAGAAGCAGTTCTAAAACTTGGTAGGTAAACAAAAATCTTAAATTGAAGGGAGGACTTTTCAGAATGGAAGCGTTAGATCTAAAAAAACTAGGAATTGAAGCAGTTGAGAAAGCCGCTGATGTGAAACTCAGCAAAGAATTTTACGAGGTAGCTGATAAATGCGGCATGACTTTTTCTCAAGTATTAGAAAGAATAAACCCATCTACTCCTGACGACACCTTGGATGCGTTTGAAAGGCAGTGCAAGAGATTTGGGATTGTATTAAACGATGTTCCGGAAAAAGGGATACATGCTTCTAGTGGTGATATGTTTTTCCAGAGTAGCCAACCCGCGTCAAGGATTCTTTTTCCTGAGTTCTTGAACAGAGTGGCACGGATATCATTATTAGAGGATTACGACCTTAACTGGGTAATCGCAGCTACAAGAAACATTAACAGCGGTGCTTTCAGATCTCTTTACATCACTGATACCGCAGCTAAAAGACGCAAGGCAAGAGTAACCGAAATGTCTGCTTTCCCAACGACTAAGGTAACTTGGTCCGAAGAAGCTGGTTCTGTATATAAGAACGGCGTTAGGTTGTTACTCTCATATGAATTTGTAAGAAGAACGTCTATTCCAATGATTTCATTGGTTGTAAGCAGAGTTCTTTTACAATCCCGCAGAGATGATTTCGCGGATGCAATCAACGTATTAGTAAATGGCGATGATCATGCAACTGTTGCGAATCCTGCCACTAACAGCAACTTGACAACTCTCGATACAGGAGCCGTAGCTGGAACATTGTCATATAAAGGATATCTGAAATTCGGTAATATATTTAGGCCTTATAGAATGACTGCCGCGATAGGCACCATAGACACTATCTTGCA